AAGACCTTCAATCAACTCATGATGTTTTAGTTAAGTTTAGTCAAAAATGTACTCAAAAAGAGTTAGAGGACTTAAAAACTTATTGTAAATTTGTTGATATAGATATGGAAAGTTATATAAAAGAGCACTATAAAAAAGATATTAAGGAATTAACTAAAAGAGAATATTCACAAATGAAAAAGAAATTAAATAGTTAGGAGGATAAAAGAATGAAAAATATGGAGGAAACATTAAAACAGTTTTTAGATAAGGATATATCAAAATGTTTATATTATCCAGAATATAATTCTGGAGTATATGAAAAATTCTTTAAAGAATTAAAAGAAAAATATTTTGAAAAAGCTATGAATAATAGCTGGGTATTTTCAGAATATTATCATAATAGAGCAGGAGAGCTATTAGGAAAAGGTGTCATTGTTGCTTATGAGTTTGGTGGAATGAGTGATGTCAGAAAATTTATGAAAGAGATAACAGAGAAATCAATAGAAATGATTATTAATTCAGAAGCAGTGAATGCTCCAGTATCAAAAGATATAAAAGAAGATAATAAGAAAAACTTTGAAGAAATGTTAGAAATGATGAAAGAAGAAATTAAAAATATAGAAAAAATGTTAAACGAATGGGAGTAGTTAAATGGAGAAATTAGGATATACTAGGCAAACACAAAAATTAATATATTGGCTTTTAGATGATTTTGCTAACTTTTGGCAAGGCAATGAAGCAGGATCAAGACCATCATTTATAGAATTAGCTTACACAAAAGAAGTTATGAAAGCTAAATTTGTAAAAATCTATAATGGTTTTGATACTGTTAAAAATGCTCAAGCATTCCTAATTTCTTCTATTTACAATAAGGATAATCTAACAGTAGATGAATTGACTAGCAATGTAATAAAAGCATTACAGAGCCTAGCAATTCAAAACGGAGGATTTAGTTTATCACTTGGTAGCCTAACGCAGAAGCAAGCAAATGATTTTGTTAAGTGGCTATTTGAAATGGCTATCTATTGGGAGATACCACTAAGGCAGGAGATAAGAGATTTGTTTGCTCAAGATTATCATGACGCTTTTATATATGCGACTTTAAAAAAGAAAATATGTTGTATATGTGGAAAGCCTGGAGAGTTACAACATTTTGATAGAGTTGGAACAAGTGGATATAAATCAGATACAGGCTTAAATTATAGAGTGATGTGCTTATGTAGAGAGCATCACGATGAAGCTGATAATTGTATTTCAAGAATTGATTTTGTTAAGAAATATCATTTGAATGGAATTTATTTAAATTCTGAGCAAGTGAAAGAATTAAAAGGAGTCTATAAAGGACACTTTCAAGCTTTCAAGGAGAGAGAATAATGAGTAAAACAAAACAGAAAAAGTTATTTGAAGAAAACTTTAAAATGAATAGAGATAATAATTGTTTTTATAGTGAATTTAATAGTGAAACTTTACTAGTAACTAAAATTTGGGAATTTAACAGAAATGTTTTATCACAATGGGCAGATATTGACTTACTTATAGGCATAAATAAAAATACAACAAATATGAAAATGAAAAAAGGACTAACAACAATAGCTAAAAATTTAAGAGAAATAGCTGAAAAATTAGAAAATGCTACTAAAAAAGAATTTATAGACATTCAAGAAATGGAGTAAGTGAGGAGAAATGAAAATAAAAGAATATGCAACTGAAAGAATAAAAGATATTCAAAAATTTTTAAAAGGAGATGGAATTGAAGAAAGTATAAAAAGAAATAACTATTCTGTTATAGAAATTCTTGAATATATAGAGGATATGTGTATGGCAGAGGTAAAAGAAACATTAGAAAGATTTGAAAAAAACTTTGAAATTTATTACAAAAGAAATGGCTTCGATGAAATTTCTGATGAATACATGCAACAAATAGGAACTTTAAAATTAGTAATAAATATGTGTAATGAGTAGCGACTATTTCCAAAATAGAAACAATCGTAAAAATCTAAGGTTGAACGATTTTGCTGATGCCAACAAAATGGATAGACATATAATAAATTCAATAGTTTAACATATTGCCGACGTCGGGAAGATGTCCAAAGTATAGAAAATAGGAGGAAGTAATGGAAAAAGAAAAGGTTTTAGAGATAGAAATAACTAAGATTAATGATACATACAGTTTAGCTAAAGTAACAAAAATAAATAGAAAAGTTATAGAAGAAAAAAAGAAATACTACTTCGGGTATGCAAATAGTTCGAACTTAGAAACTAACAGCATACTTTATGAAGCTCCTAGTTTTAAAACTTATATTTCAGACACTATACCCTGTTTTGATTTACATCTTAATAGTGAAAATGATTGCTTTACTATTAAAAATATTCTTGTAGAAAGTTTAGAATTATTTTTACAAGAATTTAACGAAAAATACGGGATACCTAAGAGATGGAGAGCAGAACAAAAGAAAGGATATTTTTATATATATTCAAATGGACTTGTAGATGAAACAATGGAAAGCTATAAAACTATGGATAATCAAAGATATGAATTAGGTAATTATTTCAGAACTGAAGAAGAGGCACAAAAGATTATAGATAGTAAAGAGTGGCAAGAGTTCTGGGAAAAAGTTAGAAATGGAGAGATTGGAGGGATAAATAATGTGGAGATGTAAACATTGTGGAGGAACTGAATTTATAGAAAGAGTTGTAGGAGGATATGAAAAATATGGGGGATATGCTAAGGATGGATATCATCTAGGATTAGAAGAAAGTGATTACGAAACAAATGTAGAATGTGAAAAATGTGGTAATTATGGAGATGATATTAAAAGTATAGCTGAATGGGAGGATAACTATAATGGAAAATAAAATAGATAATGTAAACAAACCAAGCCACTATCAATTAGATTGTGGTGTTGAAAGTATTGAGATAATTAAAAGAGTTTTGGGGTTAAGAGGTTTTGTAGCTTTCTGTTTAGGAAATGTACTTAAATATTTGATTCGTGCTCAAAAGAAAAACGGTAAGGAAGATTATAAAAAAGCTGCTAAGTATTTGGAATGGGTTATAGAGAATGAAAGTTCTGATAAATATAATATTATTGAATATTCAGAGCCAGATGAATTATTTAAAATTTTTAATGTTGAATGGAGTCAAATTATTTCAGGAATAGCAAAAGACTTGAATATAAAAAATGCTTTTGAATTAGATAGTATTTTTAGAAATCTATTCAATGAAAACTATGAAATGGCTAGGGATATTCTGGATGATTTTATAAAAGAATACGAGGTGGCTTAGATGTGGGGCTATGAAAATGACAATGAATTCTACGAATATGCAATATCTAAAGTTTTAGAGCATAAATCTGATGAGTTAGAACAAAAAGAATTTAATAAACTAAAAAATATGATAGATAAAAAAGAAACTTATATATTTAAAAAAAAACTCCAAGAAATATCTGAAGCCAAAAAAAGAGTTATAAAAAAATTTCTGAACTATGAAAAACTAGATGATAGAGATTACAGCTTAATCAAAACAAATATAGATTTCTTTGATTTTAAGTTTAAAAAAGTAAGGGAGGCAGTTATATGATAAAAGCTAAGCCTCGTAAGAAAAATATAGTAAAAGTTAATGAGAAGCAAGAAATCAAAATTATTAAAAAACCTTCTCAAGAAAAACTTGAAGCTACTGAACTTGCTGTTGCTTTGATTAATATTTATTTAACTACTGATAACCATAAAAAAGTATGGGACATTGAATTAAAAGAGTATGACGGAATTATTCCATTTAAAAGCTATATGGAAATTTGTAAGGTTAGAAGTCAAGCAAATAAATTATTTCATATTTTAGAAACTGATTACTTTGATAACAATGATATAGAGGATAATTTTTATTATAGACAAGCTTTCGTTAATCAAGTTGAAAAATCTATAACTGGAGTATCTAAAGAACTTTATTTAACTGTTGCAGATATTAATGAAAGTTTGCCAGCTGGATTTATGGGAACAATTGTTTCTTGGAAAAATATGATAAAAGGATTATCTAAATTTAAGAAAATAATAAAAACTTTAGAATTAGAAAAAGAAATAAAAAAGCTAGTTGATGCTTCAAAAAGATTTTTTACTTTTATAGATGAAGAAATAAAAATAGAGAATATTTATTAATAGGAGTTGATAGAAATGAATGAGCTACAAATTATAGATGAAAGAGAAGTATTAGGAAAACAATTAAGAATATATGGAGATTTTGAAAATCCATTATTTTTAGCAAAAGATGTTGCTGAGTGGATAGAACATAGTAATGTTACTAAAATGTTAAATGGTATTGATAAGACTGAAAAAATAGTAATAAAGATACCCTCTAACAATTTGTTAGTGGGTCTACAAAGCAATACAGAATACACATTTTTAACAGAAGAAGGTTTATATGAAGTTTTAATGCAAAGCAGAAAACCAATAGCAAAAGAATTTAAAAAGAAAGTTAAAGAAATATTAAAAAGTATTAGAAAAAATGGTGGATATATAGTCACTAAAGAAAATGATACTCCTGAAATGATAATGGCTAGAGCAGTGTTAGTAGCTCAAAAAACAATAAATGAGCAAAAAGAAAAAATACAAAACTTAGTAGAAGAAAATAAAAGTCAAAAGCAGATAATAACTGAACTAAAGCCAGCTAAAGAATATTTAGATAAAATTTTATCTACTGAGGATACAATGGTAATAACACAGATTGCAGCAGATTATGGACTATCAGGACTTAGATTAAATAAAATATTGCATGATGAAAAATTTATTAGAAACGTTAATGGTCAATGGCTTCTTTATTCTGAACATATGAATAAAGGTTATACGAAGTCTGAAACTATAATAATGAAAAGAAAAGATGGAACAGATAAAGCAATACCAACTACAAAATGGACTCAAAAAGGTAGATTGAAAATACATAATATTCTAACTAATCTAGGATTTTTAGCTAATATTGACAAAGAAAAGAAAATTTCTTGAACTAAATCTAAGAATATTTTTTGAATTTTAAGTATGAGGTGATAAAATGGAAATACCAAAAGACAAAATATTAATAAATCCACAAGAAGTTATGGCATTAACTGGGCTTGAATATGACTGTGCTTGTAAGATTATAAGAGAACTTAATGAAGAACTAAGAGCAAAAGGATATAGAACCATAAGAGGAAAAATCTTAAAAGACTATTTATTTGAAAGGCTTGGTGGTAACTATGCCAGCATATAAAGATGATAAAACAGGGAAATGGGAAACCCTGTTTTATTATACAGATTATAAGAATGAAAAAAGAAAAAAACATAAGAGAGGCTTCAACACTAAAAAGGAAGCTCTTGAATTTGAAAGAGAATTTTTAGCACAAAGCCAATTTTCTATTGAAATGACTTTTAAATCTTTATATTCACTCTATCAAGATGATATGGAAAGTAGAATTAAAAAAACTACTATGGAGATAAAAGAATATATAGTGAATAAAAAAATACTTCCATTCTTTGAGAATATGAAGGTCAAAGAAATAAAACCAATTCATATTAGAAAATGGCAGTCTGAATTACTTAAAACAGACTATTCAAAGACATATTTAAAATCTATTTATAACCAATTAACAGCTATATTTAATTATGCAGTAAGATTTCATAATCTTGATAAAAATCCTTGTCATGTTGCTGGAAGTATAGGAAAAAAAGATGCTGATGAAATGCAAATATTAACTTTACAAGAATTTAATAAAATGATAGACTATGTTACAGATAAAGAAAACAAATTTTTCTATATAATTCTATTTTGGACAGGCATGAGAAAAGGTGAACTTTTAGCATTGACTTATGAAGATGTAGATTTTGAAAATAAAACAATCTCAATAAATAAAAATTTTCAAATTGTGAAAAATGAAAGGGTAATAACTGATCCTAAAACTCCAAAAAGTAAAAGAGTTATAGCTGTAAATGATATTGTTTTAAACTGCATAAAAGAAATGTGGGATACAGCCTATAAACCCAAAAAAACTGATGCTATCTTTTATGTATCTAAATATTCTTTAAAAAGACAATTAGATACAGCTTGTAGAAGAGCTAAAGTTCCTAGGATAAGAATTCATGATTTGAGACATAGTCATGCAAGTTATTTATTATCAAATGGAATCAATATTGTTATTCTGAGCAGGAGATTAGGACATGAAAAAGTTCAGACAACTTTAAATATTTATTGTCATATCTGCCCTAGTTCAGAAGATAGGTTAAATGATGTTTTGAATAAATAAAATGGTTCTAATTTGGTTCTAAAAAAAATTTAAGACAAAATTTTTATTTGTTTTTTTTAAACTGAATAAAGTGAGAACAAAAGAAAACAAGGCATTAAAAAACTTATAAAATAGAGTGGGAATAAGATTTTGATTTAAATTAAAATAAACTGCAACTAAAAATCTTAACTATAAGATTAGGGTTGCAGTTTTTTATA